ATAGTAGTCTAGCAATAAATGGTGTTTGATTAGTACCTTCATGAAAATTAGAAAAAACCAACCTTACATTGGGTTTATCTTTTATCTTATCAAACACACTTTCAAAATAATCTTTATTAGAATCTATGATATTTGAATTCATTTCACCGATTATTGAAAAATTCCAAATAATATTATCGGTATCATTTAATTCAAAAATCGGGTTATTATGTCCATAATTCCAATCCAAATTTGAAATGTGACAGAATTGCTTACCATTTGACCTGACCTTATAATCTAAATTTTCATAATAAAATTTCATATTCGCTTTGGATTTTATTGTAATATTCAATTTCAGTATCCAAATATAAAGATAGTTCTTTTATTTCAGATTTCCAAGTTTGAATTTTTTCCGAGAGATATTTGTAAAATATGTTGTTTTTTTCAGTTTGCTTATAAGAATTCATTTTTTCATCATACCCCCATTCCGTCATCTCTTTTGATTTAAAGTACGAATCTAAATCTGTTATATTAAGATATTTTAAATTTACTCCAAGTTTTTTCAAATCGTTCATATAATTGTATGCCATAAAATGATGAAACTCAACATGTGCATCTTTATATATCGATTGCGGTAGCACATATTTGATTATAAATTCTTTTAAATAATCGGTATCTTTTGTATTTAGAAAACTTTTAACTAAATGCTTTATATGATTTACACCAATTTGTAAATTTTCATTTGTAATAATGGTATCAAAATAATGTCTTAAAAATTGACTACTATCTTCATTCTGAACAATTGCCCTATTTTCAATTATAGATAAATTTGTTGTGAGTCCAGATACCATTCTTTTTATAGGATTTCTTATTAAAAAAACGGTTTCTTTACCTTTAAAAAAATTATCGTAAACATGATAAGTAAAAAGTTCTCTCTTAGGAAAAATTAAATGATTAAATTCCGATTCTTCTAGTTTTTTCGAAAGAGGTTCGTAGTAATTTACAAACTGCAATTCATCTGAAACTGATTTCATAAATCTACTTCCAACTTTTGCAGATGTTACAAACGCAATCTTATCGTTGCTGAAATATTTGTAACTTGTAGTATATCTTTTATCTCTACATTCCATTTGCTATTTTTTTAAAGTATTTTTTACAACTCTCCCTTTTCCACAAATTTAAAAAGTGGCATTGATTATGTTTTAATATATCTTCTGCTTTTTTATATTGCTCATTTAAATTTATTCCATCTAATTCCTTAATGAGAGAAGTTACCAACGCCATTCTTTCCATTGGCTCATAAATATCATCATAACTCTCATCCCACAACGAATCAAAAGTTTCAAATCCAAAACTTTTAATTCTTTCTAAGTGTTTATATGGAGCCAAAAATACACCTAAATGTAAATTAACAAATGGTTTCAAACTTTTTTCACTTATATGCTCTTCATTATTTTCAAAAGAAGTTTCGGTTATTAAACTAATAAATGAATTTTTATATGTTTCTATGTAATGAGTTGATTTAGTATCGCCAAAAAAGTTAAATAAATTTTTTGAATAGGGTTCATAATTACTTTTCTTTTTAGTATAAAAAAAGTATTTTAATTCATTATGATGATTTTCAAGTTCATTTCTATTAAAATAAGCTGAAAAATGCTCTATACTAAAAATGTTTTTACCATTTTCATCTGATTCTTCTCCAAATAAAGTAGTGAATTCATAAGGAGAAAATAATAAAGACCAATCGGTATTGTAAATAGATTTATTTTTATATAATCTAGCTAAAAATGCAATTCTATGTGCTTTTGGAACTCTGTTTAAACACAGAAACTTAAATTTTCTTTCAATCTCAGGTTCAAAATTCGGCAACTCAAATCTATATCCTAAATCATTTATTTTATTTGATTCCAATGCTTTATGAACAACTAATGACGTATGCTCTAACAACCAGTCAGAAATATTAATATTCATACCTACATCTCCGATTGAATCTTTGTAGTATGAAAATAAATTTTTATTAGCAAAATTTAAGTAAAATAAAGTTGGATCTAAATTGTGTGTTTTTATTAAATCATAAAGTTTTTGGAAAAAATCAAAATGATTGCCACCACCCTCATGCTCCCTTAGTAGTAAAATTTTTATTTTTTTACCAAATAATAAATTTAAAATTTGTTCCGAAAAAAAACCTTCTCTGAAAATTGAATAAAAATCGGTGTTCAAATCTATTGGAAAATAGATATTTTGATACAATTCAATCTCTTCTATTCTTATATTATTTGTATCTATGTATTCACTACAATAAGGAAACCTACAACCAAATCTGTTACCATTTGGTGTAGGCCCCAAGTTATTCCACTCTTCAAATAATAAATTTAAAATGCTATCCATTTTCCGCTTCCGTAATGTGGATATTTTGATTTGTATGTATAATGAATTACGTCTTCAGGTATTTCTCTTTTTTTATTCCACGTTGATTCAGTTGGAGTATAAGTTGAAACCCCATTATCTTCTACTACAAATACTATCGGTAAATCAAAGTTTCTTGCATATTTATGCGTTTCGTAAAACAATCCACTTTCAAAACTCATATCACCAACAAATACCCAAACTTTTTCCCCACTACCATTTTGTTTTAATCCCATAGCTACTCCCAATGCAATAGATAATGTACCACCAACTATTGCAGATGCATAAAATTTTTGAGATATATCAACCATAGTAATTGATTTACCATCTTTTATTAATTCAGTAGCATACTCAATCGATATCCCTTTTAGAGCCCAATGATAATGAGAACGCCATGTACTAAATACCCAATCTTCTTTTCCAATTCTTTTGAAAATTTCTATAAGTTGAGATTCGTTTCCATTTGATAAATGAACCGGCCCTCTGATTTTACCACCTTCCCAAATATCAACTATACCCTGTTCAAAAGCAATTAATTTTTCTTCTGTCCAATCAATATCTCTAACGATTGGATATTTTTCTAAATTTTTTATCATATTAAAAGGTCACTTATACAAACTCTATTTTTTTCTGAACCCCTATTAAGTTCAGCGTATTCATCTCCTCCTATTCCAAACATAACACAATCAGTTTCTTCTAAATTCATTTCTTTACAAACTTGTGAATATTTTTCACCGAATGTATCCCAATTATAGTCAACAGAATATTTACTCATTAATTTATATCCAACTGCAGCTCCTACTCTATTTACCATTTCTTGCTCATTAAACGCTCCAATACCATCATCTAAACTCCTAAATTCATTCACTAATCTAATACCAACTCTTAAATGCTCCATTCCATAAAATGCTTTTGATAATGAAAAAGTTGCAGCCTGAATACATTTATGTCTTAGATTTACATTTACATTCTTTGCCATAGGGAAATACGCAAAATCTAATAATACTGGAATAGAATTATCATCACAATAATTCAAAAATTCCTCTGTTAAAAGTGGATGCTGTTTACCATAATCTGAAAATGGTACACTTAAAATTACAGCATCTCCGTTTTTAATTTCATCGTTTTCGATATATTCCCAATTCCAATCATGTTGAAAAGAACATTTGTGATAAAAAAATTCTCCTTTAAAAAAACGAAATCTTTTTTTCTTTTGAAGTTGATAAAAATGATCAAATGTTTGGATTGTACCATGAACATAGTCAATTTTTTTATAAAAATCTAACCCTTCTAATTTATTATATTTTGATTCTGAAATCCACTCTACAAATTTATTCTTAAATTTAGTAAGAATCTTATCATCGTAAACACAGGATAAATTATCAAAACTAATAATATCTTGTTTGATTTTTGGGTTCGGTATAGGTTTTGCTCCTCTTAAATTGTTCATATAAACCTGTTATTTGCATTGTATATTTTGGCTCCATCCCCATATTTCCACTAAGGTGAGGTTGTCCATATCTAATTACTTTAAAATTAAGTTTTGACCATTTTGTATATGGTACATTATCTATTTCAAAATAATGACCAGATTTCCAATCTTCTAAAAAGAAATTTAATCTACATACATCAAACTTATCACAATTTACTCTTTTACAAAATTGATAAAATGTATCAAAGTGTTCCGGTATTGTTTGTCCTGGCATTTGTTTTATTACACTAAGAGAATAATCGGTAAAAATTGTCTTAGCAAAGTTATGAAATTCCTCAGGTAAATCAAATGATTGGTAATATTGTGTATTTTTATCAGTAAATCCAGCCTTTATATATTGTTGATTTTGCTCATCGTATTCAGCTGCATTTCCTTCTAAAGATACATTATTAGAAAGTTTATCAAAATTTATATTATGTATTGTTAGCATATCCTAAAGGAAATCCGTTTCTAAATTCAGAACCCATTTTCGGAACTATCATTTGATAACCCTGAATTAATTGTTTTATACCTCTATCTAAATCCCACTCTGGTTTCCATCCAGTTTCCTCAATTTTTGCGTTTGATACAATATAATCCCTTTTATCAGGATCTTCATAATAATCGTTATATGATACCGCAAAATCGTTCACGTGGGATTGTATCTTTTCTAACAATTCTTGCTTTGATAAGTTAGCTGAACTCAACCCTACATTAAATACTTCACCCTTATAAAAGTCATAACCGTATAACATAAAAAGAAAAGCCGATGCAACATCTTCAACGTGAATAAAGTTTCTTTTGAAATTTCTCTCAAAAACAACAATATACTTATCGGTAATTGCTTTATAAGTAAAATCGTTTACCAATAAATCGGTTCTCATACGAGGTGATACACCAAATACTGTGGCTAATCTAAATGTTATAGCATCAGTTGAAGTTCTTAAAAAGTTCTCAGCATCACATTTTGTTTGCCCATATACTGAAATTGGAGTAAGAGGGGATTCCTCTGTACATTCAGTTTGTCCCTCCGCTATACCATACCCACTATTTGTGTTTGGGTATAAAATCTTCTTACCTTTACTAAACCTGACTATGTTTACTATTTGTTTGAAATTAATTTCTTTTGCTAATTGTGGATCCGCTGCACAAGCTGGAAACCCAACTATTGCAGCTAATGGTATAATTGCATCCGCCTCCTTACACAATTTTTCTAAAAGTGATTCGTTTCTAACATCACCATAAATGAACTTAAAATTAGGATTAGATGTATATTGTAATAACGATGTTTGATTAAATAATAATTTATCCAATACAACTACTTCATCACCTGCATTCAATAATTTACCAACAATAACCGATCCTAAGTATCCTGCTCCTCCCGTAATTAATACTTTCATTCTCCTTCTAATTTATTAATAATGTTGCTTTGAATATCATTTACATTAAAATCCTGATATAGAAGAGCGTGATTTCCGTTTCCACTCCCATCCCAAACTTTGAATCGATTTATATTTTCTAATGTAAATTTATATTTTGCTAATGTAAATCTTCTTACTATATCAGAATTAAACAAATCAATTTCTTCTTTGTTTAAAACTTTTTCCATAATAATAACATCATCTATCCACCCTTTATACCACCAACTAAATTCTTGCAAATGCGGTTCTATATAATTTGGAGCAGCGGCTCCGATAAACAATGGGGTATTTTCATAACTCACAACTGGATAAGTAATAGGTGCTTCCTTTGATTCACCATTATAAGTTACTCGTAGTATTTTGTTTGTATAATCTACTGAAAAGAATATTTCTTGCCATTCTCTTTCAAAATCATAAATAAAAGTAATATTAATGTTTTCTGCATCTAATGGTTTACTCATCCACAGTTGTGCACTCACAACATAGAAATCATTTTCCTTATTTACAAATACACCGGAGTGTAAACCACATTTGGAAAATATACCATATATAGCATCACCCCTATCTTCAGTTCTTTCTATTTTAAATTTGCTATAAATTGTAAAATCTTTATGAAAGAAAGTTTTTAAATTTGGTTTTTTTGAAGTATTAAAGGTTGATTGATCCCAAACTTTATAACTAATATCTTTATTAAAATACAAATGACTCATTATCTTATACTTTTACATAAGTTCCAAAAATCTTCCAACTCTGGAAATGTTTTTACAAAATCAGTTCCTCTTCTTCTATCATGCTCACTAAAAAATCTATAAAAATCTTTTCTATCTCTTTTTAATGAATGTTCTTCTTTTGGAGCCACAACTACGTCATAGATTCTTCTTAATTTATGAATTTCAACATCAGTATAACCGATTGGATTTTGTGTGCCCAAACTTTCATAGAAATCCATTAATTGAGCCTGCTCAAATACTTCTTTGTGCCAATCATCAGTAATAATGTTAGCGGCCTGATGGTATGGATGTCTAAGATATGAGCTATCTAACCCGATTGGATAAAACCAATATCTATCCGGATTAGTAAATTCTTTCTTCAATTGATATACATCTTTAATTAATCCTTTATATGATGGGATACTTAATACATTATATGTTCCCATAATAGAGATTGTTAGTTTTGGTATTTCCTCTAGTAATTCAGCACATCTATCATACCATTGATTGTAATCAAATCCGTTACGAATATAATTTGCTTGTTCACCCCAACCATCACACGAAGTGAAAATGATAAACTCTCTCACTAATCCATCACTACTTATTCTTTTAATTTTTTCTTTTGCCTGTTGGTATAATTTTTCAGGTGCTCCCAAATTTGAATTAATAGCCAACTTTAATTTTTGGTTAGGGTTATCAATTACATAATCAAATACCTTAAATGTATCTTTATGAAGTAAAGGTTCTCCACCAGTAATTCTAAAGTTAAGAAGGTCTTTATATAGGTTTGGCCACCATTTCCAAAATGCCTCTACATAGGGATTATGTTCGGTTTGTTTAAAGGGTTGTTTGCCTTCTTTAATAATATGGTCTAATCCATTATGACGAGTTGAAGTTGGGTAAGCTCCAAATTGCTCAATTTCTTCCCACCATTGTGTGGAAAATTGAGGATAGCAGTAAGAACATTTAAAATTACATGCATTACTGAATGATACCTCCACATAAGAAGGGTTCACATCATCCATATAAGATGAATTTTTAATTTCTTCAAAATGAGGCCATGCCCATTCTTCCGCAGATTTAAATGTTCTATCGGAGAACTCATTAGAATTATCTTCTACCTTCCAGCAATAATCACATTCAGTTGGTCTTAACCCCTGCAACATCTCTCTCCTTAATTCCTTTTTATATTTGGTATTATGAAGTGCAGATGGATTGTTTTCTAATTCTTCTGGAACAATTTTGTGAATACCTGGATGGTGACAACTGTGATTTTGCCCAATATGAAGATGAAGAGTGACTTGTTTCCATTTTGCTAAACAAAATCCTCTTCCAACTGAATTGAGTTTTCTTCTTATTTCACCATATCTTTCTGTATTATCCATATTTGTTTGGTCTGGACTTTGCTACAAAATCCATTATTTTATCGTGTTTAAATTTAACTGGCTCTGATATAAATGCGTGATTACCATTACCACTATTATCAAATATCTTAAAGTTTGTTTTTTCAGAAGTATCTAAACTACTAAACAAACTATCTTCCTGTAATACTTCTGTTGTTCTTAGATTAAATTTTATTTCATGATCTTCCAACAATCTATCATACAATACAACTAAGCCCAACTCTCCATTTAAAATGTTCTTTTCAGTTGTTTTCTCATGTACATTATCTGATAAGAAAGTAAAATAATTATCTTCTTTTACAACATTTTCAAAATTACATTTGAATTCATATTCAATTTCAGTATTTAAATCCGTATAGGTAAACTTTTGTTTTCTATTGTTTATCCTTACAAAAAAATCAAATGTATTACCTACTTCACATACTATATTTGAAAAGTATTCATCTCCAACTTTATATTGAAAGTGAATCTTACCTCCTTCGATTATAAGTGTTTCAGAAGAAAGATTTCTTCTAAACAAATAACCAAACGGTTTTTGAATATCATAACTACCTTTTAACCTAAGAGAATATCCATCATTAAGAGATGAAAAATTCTTAATATTTGTGCTATTAGTAGATTTATTTGGTATATAAAATATCATTACGCTTTACCTTTTCTACATTTTTTATAAAATTCTTCATATTCAGGAAACACCTCTAAGAAATTAGTTCCTCTTCTCATATCATGATGTCTTACAAATATAAAGAAATCTTTTCGATTTTTCAAGAAAGTGGAATCATCATCATGATTTTTCATCCATTCTGCAATTCTTTTTACTTTTGTGATTTCAATATCAGTAAATCCATACCCATCATCTCCCACTCTAACTTGCTCATAAAAATCCATTAATTGAGCTTGAGAATAAACCTCATCTATCCATTCATTATCTAATACCTTTACACTTTGATGTGGAGGCCAACGAAGATATGAACTATCTAATATAATCGAACTACCATAATATCTTTCCGCACTATGGTATTCTTTTTTAATTTGGTACACATCTTTGATTAAACCTTTATATGAAGAAACTGATAGAGCATTGTAAGTACTCATTATTATAATCGTAAGTTTTGGATTCTCCGATAATAATAAATTAACTCTATCCATAAACAAATTATAATCAAAACCATGTCGAATATAATTTGCTCTCTCGCCATGTGCATCGCAGGATGTGAATAAGATAAATTCGTTCACTCTATCCTCATCCATTAACTTTTTAATCTTCTCTCTAAACTCATTGAATATCTTTTCAGGAGCATTTAAGTTAGTGTTAATAGAAAGGTTCAATGCCTTATTAGGATTCTTTGATTCATTAATAAAATCCAAAATATCAAAAGTATCTTTGGCTAATAAAGGTTCACCACCTGTAATTCTAAATGTATGTAAATCCTTATATAAATCAGGCCACCATTTCCAAAATGCTTCCACATAAGGATTTCTTTTGTTATGTGGTATAGGCATTTGATCAGTTGTCTTCAAATAATCTAAGTTATTGAAATTAGTTGAAGTAGGATACGCACCGTGCTGTTGGATTTCATCCATCCATTGGGAACTAAATGCAGGCCCACAATATGAACACTTAAAATTACAAATGTTAGAGAATGATACCTCAACATATTTTGGGTTTATATCTTTAATACCCTTAGTTTTTAATACTTCATCGAAATGTGGTAAAGACCACGGCTCCGCTGATTTATAAATTCTATCTGAAAAATCGGTTGAATTATCTTCAATGTTCCAGCAATAATCACATTCTTTAGGCCTTAAACCTTCTAACATTTCTCTTCTTCTATTTTTCTTAAAAGAAGTGTTATGTAGAGCAGATGGATTTTGTGCAATCTCCATCTCCGAAATTTTATGTGTTACCGGGTGATGACAACTATGATTATGCCCAGTTTGTAATTGTAATGTAACTTGAGTCCATTTCGCCAAGCACATACCCTTACCAACTGCATTTAATTTTTCTTTTGTTGCCTGAAAGTGTTCGTTTAACATTTACAATTAATTAAAACTGAATTATTCCCTATTTCTTCTATATTAAGTAATTCATAGGTTAAATTACTCATACCATCGTTTTTCCAATCATATTTACCCTGCTGCATTTCTAAAATATATCTTCTTTCATTTCGCGCAGTAGTTTCTCCCTTTGCCCATTTACCATTAACTAACCCTTCGGTTTGATGTGGTAAACATTCAAATCTACCATTTCTTCTATGAGGAATTACGGTAGATGGTATTTCTATTTTTTCTTTTGTAAAATTAACATTTGTAATTTTACCATTATTTTCATTACCACTTAAATCTTCTAATAGTCCATCATTAAAAGAATTAAAATCATAATGAAGTTGTAATCCACTTTGTTCACATTCAAATGGAATATTTTTTATTTCATTATCAGTTAAACATCTGTCATATAATCGCACTTCCGCAATTTGCCCTTTAAAAAATTTATTTGGAAATGTTTTGTTTATTGAAGGAGATGTTCCTAAATAATAACTCTCACTACCATATCTTTTTAAATCACCCGAATATTCCATAGGAGATTGAACTCCTGTTCCGAATCTTGCATCGGTTTCTCTACCATTTAAATAAAAATGAATTTGCTTATTATACGAATCAACTTTAAGAGTAACCCATGTCCATAGATTCTCATATCTCTTCATCCACATATATTGCATTTCACCTTCGTTGTTCCATAACATTGAAGTAAAAGCTCTACTATTATTATATGAAATACCATAATCATATCCAGGTCTTCTAAATACGGGATATTCCCAAAATCTTCTTTCATTATCACCAATTAGATAGATAGGTATCTTTTCTTCTTGTTGATGTGCTTTTACTAAAAGTGATAAGGTGTGTGAACGATTACTTAAAAATCTTATTGAACGACTCTGAGGGATTTCAATGAAAGAATTCTCTCCATTGAAATTTGCTATATCAAATTCATTTTTAGGTCTGATATATGTTTGGTCTGCCATTCCATTAATAGCACATCTCCAAAATAGGTCATCATCTTCCATACCCCAATCCCAATAATCATTTGAGTAACCATTGGTTTTATAAACCTGTTCTTTTGTAAATAAAACTGCTCCGCCAAAGTATTCTTCATACTTTAAATTATAATCAGTTTGTGAAATATGAACCGCCAAATGCTGTGGTAATTCAGGATTATAACTATAATCACAACTATCATCTTCCGGTATCATATCGATATCATGCCATACAATATAATCACATCCATCTTTAAATGCAACATCCGCTGCAATGTTTTTCATCTTACCTCTATTAAAAAGTAAGTTATCACATTGGTGTGCAAAATAAATTTTATGCTCAATTCCTCTATCTTCTAAGAATTTATGAACTCTCGGAGAGAATTGTGCTAAATGTTCTTCTCTATTTCTATATGGAACGCAAACTCCTAATTTCATAGTTCTACTGAAATGAATTTAGTATTATCACTTAATTGTTTCTCTTCTACTTTTTTATATCTCAATGTGTTCAATCCTTCTATCGAATAGAACAACATTTCATTTTTCAATGAATTATATCTTAATTGATTTTGTCTAGTTTCTTCATGTACCCAACGATTACCTTCAACACTATTACTACTATGTTTTAATGATTTGAAAGAACCATCTTTTTTATATGGAACAACCGCTTCAATTAAAAACTTTTTATTCATCAAAGTATTATTCTGACAATTTACAATCTCTGCATCAAAACTATTTCCACTTAAATCAATTAATTTATCTCTTCTAAAATGTTTAAAATCATAATAAAGTTTTAACCACTTTGAAGATTTATATTTACCAAAATTATTAAGTAAAGATTTCTTAGCAGATTCTTTATATATTTGTTCTATTTCAGTCTTTGCCAATGTTTTATCAAATACAGCAAACTCATTCATAAAACCTTTGAAATAATAGTTTTCATAATTTTTAGCGGGATTTGCAACCCCTAAATAGAAATCTTCTACTTTGTAATCATAAAGTTCATCAACATATTCGGCTCCAATGTAAGTGTTATTGATATATAACTCAATCATTTTATTACGAGGGTTACGATTGATTACTGCGTGAACCCACATATCCGGACTAATATCTGAAACTATACTTTTAGATTTTTCATCTTTATCCCAAATATCTAATTTAAATCTATTAAAACTATTAAATGATAAAGAGAAATTAAAACCAGGAATAGAGAATATAGTGTATTCATCATAATCTCTATTTAAATCATTCACCAAATCATCTGGTTTGAACTTTATTGAAATAGAAAATTCATCTTCAAATATAGGTTTAAAATTTTCAAAAGGAATACTGATGAATGAATCTATACCATTGAAATAAAAATAATTTAAATTATATTCCTCATTCTGAATCCCAAATGGTCTGGTATCTAAACTTAGATTACATTGAATACATCTTTGAAGTAAATCATCATCTTCAAATCCCCATCCCCAATATTCATTAGAGTATCCATTTATTATTTTGAAATCCAATTTATTAACAATAGTTACACCACCGAAGTAATTGTAAAAACTCTCTTCACCATCAACTTTATTGGCCAAGTGTGTAGGTCTATCACAATATGAATAATCAACCTTAATGGGTAACATATCTACATCGTGAAAACAAAAATAATCAAACTCATTCCCACTTTCTTTATATCCAATGTTTAATAATTTACCTCTATTAAAAGGTTTGTTATCTTTTTGCTCAATTACAAAAATTTCAAATGGAATTTTCTTAGAGTTTAAATAATCTTCTAAATAAGGAATAAAGACATTAAGATGTGATTCCCTATTTCTGTAAGGAACTATAACAGCTAATTTCTTTTGTTCTTTCTTATTGTTGTCTTTCATCATTAGGTCTTTCAGAATCTCTCATAGGTCGAGATACACTTCCTAAGTTTTTAGCTTTTAAAATTGTGTGGAATTCATGTAAGTACCATTCTACTCTTGTACCCCAAGCTGATTTATCGATTTCAAACATCCAATCGTTCAAATCTCTAAGTGAAGAGGCTATATCTTCCAGTGCCCTTACTTGTCTTTCTTCCAATGTTTTTTGATCTGCCATAATCTATTATTGAGGTCTTTCATTTGATTTATCAGGTCTTCCAGTATTACCAATGGTTTTAGCTTTGGCAATCATATAGAATTCGTTTAGATACCATTCTAATCTTTCAGACCAGCCTTTAGTATCTAACTCATACATCCAATCCTGAATGTTTTCTAACGATGTACCTATTTTTTCAAATGCTCTAACTGCTCTTTCTTCAATATCAATATTTGAAGTTTCGGGTTTTTTTGATGTAGCCATTTTATTTGTTTTTTAATTTATTTTCTGTTCTTTTTTTGAAAAATCCTGTTGGGAAAGGTGATTGAGTACCCCCATAATATCCTCTCATTAATTCCAAAGAAGAATATATAATAGGCATCATATATGAGAAATTATCAATCGTCTTGTTATCTTCAAACGATTCTAATATGTCTGCAATTTTTTCAGCCCTTTCAACAATTTCTTCATTGTTGATAATTTGTTTTATTATAGAACTACCTTTATCCATTTTGTATTTTCATTTATTTCGTCTTCTGATAAAATTTTGTAATTTAAATAATTCAATCCTATCTTTTTAGTATCCACCTTTCCTGTCAAAACCTCTTCAAAGTATATTTGAGAATTTTGAACAATATCTGGATCCCAGCTATAAAACTTTTCAGTTATTTTATCATCATCATCGTGGATAAGTGATTGATATTTACCCATAATTCTAGATGGTACTGAAAGTTTTGATGTTTTTTCAATAACCGCTTCTTTTATGAATTTAGAGTATTCGGTAAAATCTAAAGAGTGCACCTTAACATGATTCATTGTCAAAGATGAATCTAATATAAAATCATGATAGATTTTATTGAAGTTTATATTAAGAACCGGCTCTAAATCGGTATTTTGTTTCTTATTATTATAGCCCTCTAAATAAAGATTATCAATTTCTCTTTGTTCTAAAACATAATCAAACATTAAAAGATTAGATAATTTACCCTTATATGGAGATGAATTTAAACTAGCACATCCTATGTAAATTGGTTGATAACTATAATCAATTAACGGTGTAACAATATATGGCTGTTGGTCGCCTGTGTATGGAACTTTTACACTATTGAGATATAATTCAACTACCTCTTTATTGTAATCAACTACCATTGCAACATGATTCCAAACTCCTAATTCATATCGTTTGTATGCAAAACAGTATTGTCTATCATTATCATAAACATTAACTCTAATTGTTCCATCATTTTGCAATGATATACCAGTGTTAAATCCAGGCCAACTAACTAAGTATTCTTCTTCTTTAGCAATCTCATCTTTACTAAACCAAAGAGATACACTAAAACTATCTTTTGTTAAATCCTTTATCTGATTATTCGGAAATATTTTTAAGTATAAATCATTATCTTTGAAATCTATGTATTTTACTCTTTCCGAATACTTTTTATCGGTTATTTTTATTTTCTCAAATTCATAATACGAGTCTATGCGAGGAAAAACAATTTCTTCATCTAACTCTATATCATTAATTCTACATCTATGAAGTAAATCTAAATCAGCAAAACCCCATCCATAATACTCATTAGAATACCCATTAACGGCTTCAAAATCTTCTTTAGAGAACATTACTACTCCACCAAAATATTCCAAATATGGGAGTTTAAATGTGTGCGCAGATACCTTAGTAGCCATGTGTACAGGATAACCTCCAATGTGAATATAATTGTAATCACAATCATCACTTACCGGCAACATATCAATATCATGAAAGCAGAAATAATCGAATCCTTCTTTGAATAAAGAGAATCCAATATTACATAACTTACCATAATTAAATGGTTTATCATCAGCCTGTTCAACTATAAAAATTTTGTAATCCACATCTTTATTCTTAAAGAATTCTGTCATGTGTGGAACGAAGGTATCCAACTGCTCCCTTCTATCTCTATACGGAACTATTATTGCTATTTTAGCACCTGTCATTATATTAAAACTATTTGTTTGGTTAGTTTATTCCAATTACCGAAAGATACAAAGGATTTTTCAGATTTCCAAGTCCATTCGGAAAAATCTTCTAAATTTATTTTAAACCTATTTTTAGCGATTTCTTTATACATCTTTCGATATTCATCTGAAAACGAATAGTGTTCTCCTACATTTGCAACTGCTCTTATTCTATCTGCACAAGTGCTATCCCATTTAAAGTGATGTACCTGCGTAAATCCCCTTTCTACCGGATATCTTAAAGGGTGATTCCAACCTTGCCATTTCCAAGTCGTTTGCCCTTCAATCAAAGCATAATGTTGTCCAGGAGTTAAATGAATTCTACCTTTCATTAGAGTAACTTTATTTGGACACGCTCCACTTAAAGGATATCTAAAAAATGAACTAATAGGAAATGATTTCCATAAATCAGTATCACCATTTACTATTGGAAATTCACCCCCTTCACCAATTTTATCTATAAATCCACCAGTTACAAATTCCCAACCATTTTCTTCACACTCTTCTATAATAGAACCAATATCATCCCAATATAATTGCAATTCATCATCATCTGATACTATCCACCAATCATTTGGATAAATGGATTTAATTTCATTATAGAAATCAGTTACCGCTTCCCAGTTAAATACTTTTTCTTTTCTTTCATGATAAACACAACCAAATTCCTCTGCAATTTCTCTTGCCTCTTCAAATGATTTTTTATTATCCGCATTTGTGGAATAGTAATTAACCAAATGTATTTCACTCACATCTTTTTTGTAATGTGATAACATTTGTCTCAAAGTATTTGTTCTATACCCTGTGACTGTAACTAATTTAGGTTTCATAAACTATCTATATATTCCTTTAATCTATCTTTCGGAAACCAACCTAATCTCCTAACTTCATCATCTTTTCTTCTGACAATCGAGTATCCTCCCGAAACATCTACTATCTTTTCAACTTTTATATTTGGGAATCTTTCTTCAAACATTTTATAGACCTGATGCACACTATAAGAAATATCATTGCCCAATTCCCACCCATTACGATTTATCTCTTTTGTTTTAATAAGTTTAATTAAACCAATAATCGTATCATCGATATGTGTAAATGGTTTCAAATGTGTTCCTAAGTTATGATAAGTTATAGGTAAATTATTATTTATTTGATTTCTCCATCTTCCTAATAATGCTGCCATGTGTGATTCAACTAATTCACCTGGCCCATATACATTATATAATCTTACTATTGTTATATCAACTCCTAATCCATCTCTATAAAAACGGCATAACTCTTCACCCATTCTTTTTGATGTTGAATATGGTGAAATAGAATGGTGAATAGATGATGAACTTGCGAATATTACTTTACACCCATTTCTTTTAGCATATTCTAAAACACTTTTTGTACCATCTACATTAGTTGAAAATGTATAGTTTTGATTCTCGTATGATAGCCAAACTCTACTAAATGATGCTAAATGATAAATCCAATCATAAGGTTTATCACTTATATTTTCCATTGCTCTCACATCACCTCCAACAAATTTAGCACCTTCTGCTATTTTTGCTTCTCTTCCGATATAGTGATTATCTACTATATGAACCTCATGCCCTTCCTCTAATAATCTCTTACATAATGCATGCCCTATAAATCCACACCCACCTGTAACTAATATTTTCATTTCCTTCTTATTAAAGTTAATCCAGTTGAAGATGGTTTATTTTTCACAATACCATGATTAAAAAGATTAAACACTTCCCATTTATCAGAATCTATTTCTTTTGCCAATTGTATAGGCCCACTCCAATCATCATGTTCATTTCTATCTTTAACTTCTTGCGTTACAATAAACTTATCATGATATTTTGGGTCGGTATCATGCATTGATATAATTCCATTCTCACTCATTATCTGAGAATATAAATCAAAATCCTCTTTTACATTTTCATAAGAATGTCCGGCATCGATGTGAAGATAATCTATTTTAATATCTTGCAATACAAAGAAATCATAAAACGCCTCTTCGGTAGTTGAATTTATGATTCTAGGATGAAATGTTCTTCTGAAAAAGGATTCTTCTGCAAACCAATCTACAACTCCTCCGATGCCATTCATAGCATCAACTATATAAGTTGAACCAATATCACCATAATTAAAATCAGGATTTCCTTCGAAGATGTTTTGTTTATGTAAATCGTATCGAGCCTGTGTCATTATGCGGGGAATAAACCCACCACCACTACCTAAACATACACACACTTTGGCTCTCATATATTGAATCAGAGAGTAGATAATTAATCCATCTCCTAAATGAGTATCAGTAGCTCCATGAGACCAACGATATGGTACAGGATTTGTTTCCTCTTCACCTCTATAATCAAACTCTAAATTGTTTGTGAGGTATTTTTTTATGTAGTTTAAGTCTTGTAACATCTATTGAATATAATTATTCTAATCTATAAAATTACAAATTATTTATAAGATTTCCAACTTTTTCTACCCATTTATTTTTATCTGCAAATTGTAACAAATATTGTTTTAATTTGTTACATTCTTTTACTTTTTTATCATAAGGTGTATTGATTAATTCATTTACTAAATCATCAAAATCCTCCTTATTATTAACCCTATATTCATAGTTGCATTCTACACCCCAATCTTTATGTAAGATAGGTAACTTACCATAATTTACGGCATCAAATATTGAATACCCAAATGGTTCATTTTTATATGCTCCGTGAAATATTTGCCAACTTTTATCTACAAACCAATTACGATGTATATTCATATCAAATTCATAGAACTTACATCTTTTGAAGTTATACATTTCCGATATATTGTAATAATCATATTTGTGAGTAAGAACTTTAGCCGAATGATTTGATAACCAATGTGGGTTTTTACGAGATTCAAAACGGGCTGCATATCCAATTGTATCAGAACACTCTTCTATCAATTTTCTATCTTCAGTAAATGTATAATAGTTCGGTATAGATATACATTCAAAATCATCTAATAGAGGTGAATGGTTCAATCCTATCCAAACTCTTTTTTTGCATTTTCTCAATAAAAGATTTTGCCAACTTAATTCAATTTTGGTTGGGTACATTTTAAAATCAGTACCGGAATCGGTTATATCCTTTGCGTATGCTTGAATAAAAATAGTATCCCATTTATCTTGATATTCCATTAGATACTCTCTATGTGAATATGGTGGGTGTAAGAATATTATTCTACTACATTTATCTAATAACTCTTCTGTCTTTTTTGGATTTTCTAATCGAAATGTATGAGGGATTGATATAGAAGATTCGATATGATTTGAACTTCGTTTGTTATCAATTATTAGGTGTACTTCTTCTGATAAAGTTGGTATAACTTCTCTAATAAAATTATTTACCCATATATCCCCGCCCCCTATTATTTGATTTCCAGCGGAAGTTGTAACCATTATTATCATACCTATAATTATATAAATCTTTTAATAAAATCATCAAAATCTATATCATAATAATTACTTATTTTCCTATTAGTTTCATCATTAATTTTAGAACGCATTCTCTCTTTACAATCCATTAAAAATCTTTCAGCATGGTCTTCTTGTTTCCTAGCTCTTTTATCGTATAGGTGATAAATTGGTGTCTGCTTGTAATTAATTATTTCATATCCCGCTTCGATACTTCGATACGTCAAATCTATTTCTTCAAATCCCCAGCATAATAATTTATCATACCCCACCTTATAGAGCCAATCAATTGTTGTAAAATGAAACCCAGCTGCAATAGTTGATTTTCTATAATCTAAATCTGATTCAGCAAAATGAACAGTTACAAATGGAAAGTATCCTAATTTTTCCTTATTAAAATTATTGGTGTAGTGCCCATAACTTTTTTTAAATTCACCATACAATTGATATTCCGGTGGATATGCTGAAAGAATTGAATTTGGTTTTAATGTATTAATAAGTTGAGTGTCCCAATTTTTGTCAAATCTCATGTGAGAATCAATGCATAAGTAATACTTAAATGATGGCTCAATAAAATACGAAGCCATTGACCTAACCCAACAAATATTAGAAAATTTTCTATAATCTACATTTACTAATGTAACTTGCGGTGGAAACAAATCCTGAAAAAACATATCTTGTTGTCTATCCTGATTGAATACAACAATTTTAATATCGTTAGGATTTTCTGCTTTTTGAATCAAATCATAACAAGTTGGAATTATTTCCTTATCTAATCTACAAGCTATAAAAACGTAAATCATCTATGATACCATTCTCTTAAAAGGTTATAAAATACATTATCAGGAAATTCTTCTATGTTATGATTAGGAAAAGTTCCTTTTTTAAATTTTGTATCACATGAGTAATGTGCAAAAAAATGTTTACTTAAATCCAATTCGTTTTGATGTGGAAAATAAGTATTATCTTGCCCTAAACATTTTATTTGATTATTATGACACGCAATTTGAAATGCCCACATTTGCATCCACCATCCAAAAGGAGTACCTAAATGCTTTCTTACTATTTCTAAACTTAAATCCAATACTTCATCCAAAATCTTTTTTAAAGTCTTTACTCTTATTAAAATTGGAACAAATCCACCATCCATAAATTGATGAATATCATGCTTTAAAAATGGTTCAACTATTCTATAATTTTCTTTATCAGGTCTACTACATCTTATATGCCAATCTTCATAAAAATTACAAGTTATTACAGTATTCTCTTCTGGCAATACACCATCATATCTTCTTAATGGAATAATATCTGCATCTAATATACAAATTACTTCATTATCATAAAATCTATCTATTACCGATTTAAGTGCAAAAAATAAGTTACCAGCTGCAAAATGCGGATGGTTTTCAGATTCATCTAAAATTGAATGAATTCCTCTTACTATTTTATATGGGATTCTTAAATTCCAATCTATTTCCTTAACTACAAATTTATGATCATTTCTATCAACAATTAATATTAATGATTCATAAAAAGATTTTACATCACCATATACCCATTGTTGAGCAAATTGAAAAAGACTTGTTTGCCACTTAAATAAGTTTGTTGGTGCGGCTACAGGTATTGTTATCATATTCTGATATTAGTTCGTAAATTTTTTTAGCTATAATTTTGTATCCATTATGATTCGGATGAGTATCCCCATAATCAGTAGATTGCCACACATAAGGAAATCTAAAATTATATTCCCATACGGATTGATTGAATTCTTTTTCATATTCAATAAGAATATCTTTCATTGTTAAATCTTTTGCTAGAAATCTATCAAGTTTTAATTCTGATAAATCCTCATCTAATTCGTTTGAAAAACTTTTAGAAAATGAATTTATTAAAAAGTAATTATATCCTTCTAATAAACCTATAATTTCACCAATATCTCTTTTAGGGATTGATTCTCCTCTATATGGAAAACTTAACATAACAATTATTAAATCATTTTTTTCAAAATAATTTTTATTTTCTTTTATTTTTTGAAGTATATCTAAATTTGAAAAATTACACCAACCAAAATTTACGAAAGGAATATTAAATAAATTTGCTAAATGTTTAGGCCAACCATTGCTAATTCTTAAATTATCTATAAATGAATTAGGAGAAATTACTTCTTTACAATGAATATCTAACTCAACTCCATGTCCAGCTGTCCAACTATCACCAAAGGCTATTAATCTAGTAGTATTATCTATTTGAAAACTCATAATCTAATAACTTATAGTGTACAAACATATTTCTATAATACTCTCCTTGAAATGCATCCCCCCTACCATGCTCACATTTTGCGGATTCATATAATACCATTTCACCTGGATTTAAGTAAACTTTATACCATTCACCATCATGCCCTTGTATATCTAGTGCCCAATCTTCCGAACCTTTCAGTTCTTTATCTACACACACAATTGATGATATGTGGTGTGTCTCTATTCTATCCCTATGAAATGATAATCTTGCTCCTTTATTATAACTTCTTATTCCATAAATAAATGAAGGTTCAATATTTGCACCCGCCCATTCTTTATGAATATCTAATAATTCATTGTGCAATAATCTTTTTAATTCAGGAACTGCTTCTACTGAAAGAATATCGGATGAATTTGATTCATTATCCGAAGGTATTATATTATCCTTTCCTTCAAATATTTCTTGTATTTTATTTTCCTTTACTTTATTATACATCTCCTGTATTATTTCCCAACTTTTTTGTGGAATTTTAATTTTTGAAAATCCATTAGATGTAAAAGTATGTAAATCTTTAAAATTTTTAAAAACGTACTGGCTTTTTTTAATTTCACCATTAGGTATTATACTTTTTTCTCTTATCCAAGCAGTTATAATATATTTTGTACCTTCAATGACATCAGTTCCTTCGTGCAATGAATCTTCATATAACTTACCCTTTTTATCCATATTTTGCCAAATCACTGCCATACCTCTTTTTGGTGTGAATTCTAAATCTAAATTTGGAAAATTAGTAGTACCCCCTTTAAAATTATCATTTAAATAAATCATAAATGTCCAAGCTCTATTTCCAGCTATTCCTATATGATTGCTATCACTATCATTAAAGTAATCATAGTGTTTTCTAAAATACTGACCGACGTTATACATCTGCCCCTGCAATGGCTCCATATTCATTGTATCAATTTTCAGTTCAGCCGCGATTCTATCTCTAATTGAAGAAACTAATTTATCACAATTACATAGATTAGATGTACTACTTGTTCTAGAATCACTTACTATACTAGGGGTATCACCATAACCAACGACCGTACTTTTTTGGTTCTCTTTATCAATCAGTGATATTATATGATAACACTCTTCTTCACTCAAAAAATTATCAATTGTTCTTATTAACATAAATCTTTGTTTTTTAACAGAATTGTCCAGTAGTACCATTTACAGCACCAGTTCCACTATTTAAATTATATATACTAGTTATTGGACTTTGACCACTATCAATTTGCATTACATAATTATACCCCGTCAATGCAATGTTTTGAGGCATTCTATATAACACATATCCATCAGCATCTACTAAATTATCCGCATTGTTTTCAGCTCTTACACTTCTAGTTGTTAATACACTACATATACTATTCAGGTCATTTGAAATGGCCACTAAGAATGTATTTGTAGAAGGAGCCGGCGTAGGTGATGGTGTCGGTGATGGTGTCGGCGATGGAGTTGGAGCCACACAACTTAATGTTAGTTTAGAACTCAATCCAACATTACCCGCGCTATCTCTAACTGCCACCCAATAATCTCCGTTTGCAACAGGGCCCCACGAATAATTTGGCTCACCGCCTATACTAATTCTTCCAGGTAAAGATCCATTTACTATCTGAATAGCGTTTGATTCAGATGTACCTAAAGCAATAAATGACATATTTCCCGTACCTCCACTCCAAGTAGTTGTCCAATAGTTTGAACCACCAATACAATCAGGTTCCCCATTAATAACTGAAATTGCAGCGTATGTTGGAGCCGGCGTAGGAGATGGTGTTGGAGCCGGTGTAGGAGATGGTGTCGGTGATGGAGTAGGCGAAGGTGTCGGTGCAGGTGTTGGAGCTACACAAGCGAGAGTTAATTTTGTACTAATACCGATATTTCCAGCACTATCTTTAACAGCTACCCACCAATCACCATTATCAACTGGCCCCCAAGCATAATTTGGTTCTCCACCTATATTAACTCTAGTTCCAGTTATACCATTCACTGCACTAATTGCGTTTGATTCAGAAGTTCCTATTGCTATCCAACTCATATTTCCAGTACCTCCACTCCAAGTAGTTGTCCAATAACTCTTTCCACCAAGACAAGTCACCGTTCCATTTGTCACAGTTATCGCTGCATAAGTTGGTGCAGGTGTAGGTGATGGTGTTGGACTCGGAGTTGGACTCGGAGTTGGACTCGGAGTTGGAGTTGGCGCAGGTGTGGGTGATGGCGTTGGGCTTGGAGTCGGACTCGGAGTAGGAGTTGGCGCAGGAGTCGGACTCGGAGTAGGACTTGGTGCTCCTGAATAATTATAAAAATCCGACATTACATCAGGAGTATCAAATTTTGCTAACCCAGTTGCTATTTTTGCTAATCTATTATATTCTCTTAATGACGTACCAGATGGAGATGCTGGAGTTAAACCCAACGCATCTCGTATTTCAGACATTTTAATCGCTCCTGATGATGGTATCGGCATTACCTATTCTTTTTTAATTCGTCTATTTCTTTTTTCAATTCTTTTATCCCTTCTAATAACAGCGGAACTATTTTTTCATATTGGATTGTCAAATAATTTTCCCCACTTATTGATTTTCCAGTCGACATATCTTTATCAAATGGCGCAGGTTTTACAATATGAGGTAATACATCTCTAACTTCTTGTGCTATAAATCCAACTTGTTCCTCATCAGTTTCATTTCCAGTTTTTTTCTTAGCTTCATTTGTCCATTTAAAAAATACACCTCGTATATTTTCTATTTTTTCTAATGGACTATCTATAATTCTTATATCCTCTTTTAATCTCCTATCCGAAGTATTTGCAGTAACATCTCCTGTACAAGTTAATCCACCTCCAATACTTACGAAATCTGAGTTGTTAGCTCTTTGAACTTCTATAAATCTTGTACTACTAAATACAACCTGCATACCTCCAGCAGCTAATTCAGTTTTTGATACAGGAATCGCGGCTTCAATAGAACTTAAAGATGGACTGGTCATATTTAATGAAAAAAGAGCCGGTGGAGCTGCTATTTGCATAACAGCTCCCGCATATATGCCAGTTAAAATTGGAGTTATAGTGTATGTACCTTGAGCCAAAACAAACGTAGTTGATAAAGTTTGGGAAGTATATGTTTGACTTATAGTGTATGGCCCTATACCACCCCTAACCGTACTCCCATCATACGCAGTTGTAATATCTTGAGAAAGTCCACCAGGCCCAGTAACTCTAAATCCATAACTAAAACTAAATCTTTGGTATAATAAATTATTAGGAGGAACAACATCATCACCGGAAGCACCAAAGCTATTTCCAGTCGCCCCTCCTACAGTTGCATTTAATGCGCAAGTTTTACCTATTAATGCACTTCCTGCTCCTATTGAAAATGTTGAAGTATTTCCACTTAAAAATTCTGCCGATGAATAGTAGTATTCAGTACCTGCTACCGCTGCATAGGTTTGATTTGATAAAGCCGTACTTTGATTTGCAGAAGTTGGAGATGGAGTAATAGTTGCAGCTGTTTTTGGAGATAATGAAGTATTAGCGTTTATATCTACAACCAAACTACTTCCACTATAAAATTCCATTGAGGGAATTACTGCTGATAATTGAGCTTTTCTATTATTTGCACTAGCGTATAGTGTTGGCCCAGTCAAAACCCAATTTCCAATATAACCATCTGTTGCCGCAATAGAACCACTAAAATATCCACTCGCTGCCACTAACTCACCGGTAAAAGTTCCGCCTACCGCACTTAATCTACCTTTAAATTCCGCATCACCACTAGAACTTATAAAAAAGTTTTTAGTATGAATACTTCCACTATCTAAGTTTATTAAAGTCCCCGCATTTACATATTTTCCATTAGCGTAATTAAATCCAGCTGGTAAAGATATATTCGTTGAAGTAATCCTTCCAGTTGATATATTACTACCATTAATCAATGTTGTACCAGCTACCCCAAAAGTAAGAGCATTAGAACCATCACTTACCCCATTCGCTCCTGTAAATGATACTAACCCACTAAAACCAATTGCTTGAGTTGAGTTACCAAAAGTTACATTACCAACTCCAGATCCAGGAGATGTTTCAACAGCGGTAAAAAATGAATACCAATATTTGTTAGTATTACCACTCGCGTAAGTAGGTGCACCTGTCCCCCAATTCGCAGTTAATCCACTAAATGTTCCATTACTAAATGTATATGATGTTGCGGTTGGGTTAGATGGAGCGGATGTTGATGTTAATTGATAATGCACCATTCCCGTAGCAGTTCTCAATCCATTTGTTCCATTTGTACCAGGATCTCCCTGCGAACCACTAGCTCCCGCCAATGCTTTAACAGCCGATACATTAATTGTTTTACTGGTTATCGTTCCTTCAGTATCAGTATAATTTATTCCTATACTCGCAGATGCAGCCGGTACACCATTCGGTATTGTACCTAATGTTAATGTCTTTGTTGAAATACTTCCACCGGTAAAATTACTCAGCAATATGGATGCCGAATTAAATACTGATGTAGTTCCTTCTAATGCATCTAAGGCAACTGTATTAAGATTTCCTGTTTGGACACTTGCAGATGTTGCTGCAACAGTTTGTGTTTGAGGAGTTGCAGTAAGGATAACAGATGGTGCGGCCTTTTTAACTTTTGTAAGTGAAACTCCTCCATATACTATTCTACTACTTCCTTCACTATCAGTTACTGAACCAGTCACAAATAATTCTACCGAGTTTGTTCCACTCGCCATTGAAGGATATGATAATAAAGTTGCACTTTTTGTAATAGTAGTAAAAGCAGAACTACTATTAATTGTTGGGGCAGCTGATAATGTTAAGTTAGAAGTTGAACCATTATATATTTCTCTTACTGAAAGCGTTGAGTCACTAAACGAAGTTAATTGTACTCCAGTTGATTTTGCATCAGCTGATTGATTATTATTGCTTATTACAAATTCCAAAACGGGTGCCGCTTTTTTTAATTTTGTTAAAGATACATTTCCAAAAACAGTTCTACTAACTCCCTCTGAATCAACTACTGATCCCGTAACTGATAATTCAACTGAATCAGTCCCACTTGCCATTGTTGGATAGGTAAGTAAAGTTGCGGTTTTAGTTATAGTAGTAAAAGCAGAACTACTATTGATTGTTGGAGCTCCCGCTAAATTTAAAAAAGTAGCACTTCCATTATATTGTTCTTTTACTACCAAAGAAGAATTTGCAAATGCACCAATTTGTTCACCGGTCGATTTTGCATCAGTTGATTGATTATTATTTCCGATTATAAATTCTAATACCGGAGCAGCTTTTTTTGCCTTAGTATATGTTACAAATTTTCTAAAATCAGCAGTTGTAGAATTATCACCCGCTTTATATCGTATTGCCAATTCCAATGAACCAGAATCAGCGGTGTTTGGAAATCCACTTATAGAATAACTCGCCGATGTTGATGAGATTGCATTTGCAGTAACTCCACTAGCAGTTTGGCTTAGTATTGTAAATCTATTAGCTCCTAATTGGGCACTAGCAGTATATGCAATAGATGCAGAATTAATTGTCATTATTACACTACCACTACCTAATGCTAAATCTGAGGTTTGAATTATATCTCCAGTTGATTTTGCAGGAAAGGTTGATGATTCATTTGTTAATACAACCGATATACCATCAAAATTTAGTACGGGTGTAATTTTAACTGAATCAGAATAAGTATTTAAGAATTCATCCGAACCAGTAAACGCATAAATCCTTTCACCTAATGAGTGTGAATATGCACTTCCATTTAATCTAAATGTAGTTACACCATTTACATCAGAAGATAATAAAGTAAGTGCAGGAACTCCAGATCCAGAATTTACGGTTAAAGAACCGGAAACTAAATTTTGCTTTCTTACATCTATAAGAATAATTTGACCAGATGGTTTTAATCCTGGCCCAGTTGGTTCATAAATAAATTGGTTTGTATTTGCAGAAACAGTCAAGATTCTTGCATCATCTCCATTTACACCACTTGCTCCTGCTACTAATCTATTAATTGTAAATCTTTTAATAAATGGCTGAACCGATTCAACTTCCGTTAATGTATATGTTATTCTATCAACTAATGAAGATGTATGAAGCGAGCCTGTAAAACTTGCAATACTTAAAGATGCGGACAAACTATATATATCTTCGTTATAATTTGATAATGCACCTGGATAAGAGTATCCTGCATTTGAATATGTTGCTGCAGGTATTTCGATTCCTCCGGTATCAAATGCCTGTGATGTAATTAAGAGATTTCCTAATATTCGGTTTTTAGTTCCGGTAATATTAATTGTTTGATCTATGGGAGAACCTTCTAGTGATGATGAAAAATTAAAAAATTGTTTATCGGTGTCGATTATTATATTTTTATCAATTAATCCAATATTACCACTTTGAAATGTTTTTGCACTTGTTACCGTAATTGGAACATAATTGTTATTAATATCGAAAAACTCAAATTTAAAATCAAAAGTTTCCCTTTCTAAATCTCTATCAATAGGAATTATAAAATTGAATTCATCAGGTGAAAACCCTAATTCATGCGCAGCTTTTAAACTAACACTTCCAACATGCCAATATGAATTAGAAGTTGTATTAGATGATTCAAAATTTATTGCCCAATTATCAGTTATAGGGGGTACAAAATTATATACTCTTTTATTTGCACTTCTAAATTCATTTGAACCAGTTAAGACTGCTAAACTTTGTGTTAGATAATAATTTGAAATACCACTTCCACTTCGTAGAGTACTTGTTAGGTAAACATTTAATTTATCATTTGGATTATTTGAAGAAGTATCGTAATAGTTGTAAAACTCTAATGCATACTCACTACCACTTTCTAATCTAATATCATCTCCTAAATTAGTTGATAATCTATTATTTCTAAGTTTTACTGCTCTATAAATTTTTGAAGAATCTAATATATCCCCCGCATTACTTTGTGTAGTCCAAAATGAATTCCAACTTTGACCGTTTTCATAAGATGCACTAAAATGACCAACATCAATCGCTGAACCAGAAACTATTGCAGTGAGTATTTCAGATGATTCAACTCTAGTATCCTGAATTACTTCATAGTCAACATTCGATGCTCTTGATTTTTTAAATACTTTTATTCTCTCTACATCTCCTACAAAAGTTTGGAGTTGATTAATTTCAAATCTACCAAACGAACCTAATATTGATGATGCAACTGGATTCTGATTATACTGATATGATAATGAATAATTTTTACCACTAAAATTCGAAACCAATCCATCTGATGAAGTAAATGGTGTTGCTACAACAACTGAGCTACTATTAAGATATTCAACTATTTCCGCGTTTTGAATTCCTGTTCCTGTTACTGAAATAAAATTTCCACCATCAAAAAATCCACCACTTTGTTTTTGTACTAAGTATCTTATACCACCCCTATATCCTCTTAAAGTAGTTCCTTCTGTTGGAGTTAAAGCAATACCTCTTACTAATCCATCTGTTTGAGTTGCATTTACTAAATTTCTAGAATAAAAACTTTCATTTAATTCTTCAATAATTACCTCAGGTCTTCTTACAAACCTAACTCTAGTTTCGTTGGGGATATTTTTATTAATTTTAATATCTCTCTCCCATTTAACGTTATAAATTCCAGCCCAATCTTCAGGTATAGGTTGTGGAAATCCATTTTCATCTAACCACGTATCTAATTCCCCTAAAATTGTAATTTTACCAATTCCAATTGGAGTATCTTCGTAAACATATACACCAATTAATTTGGATAACCCTTCATAATATTCTGGAATACCTTCACCTGGTTCAACAAATAATGGATTACCTTCGGTATCTAATACTTCAATTTTAATTTCAGTAGATGGTTTAAGAAATGTAGAACCCTCTATTAAAAAACCATTTTTACCCGCAGTAAATAAATCTCCTAATTCGGAAATTTTAAAATACTGAGAAAGGGGATTATTATCAACTATAAAAGTTTGAAAGTTTGATAAATTAAGTAGTGGGGAAGTTTTTTTTATTCTAGACATTTCTAAATTCTTATTCAAAAATAAATATCTCTTATATGTATTTATATAAGTAAAAACTAAAGAAATCTAAAGAATGATAAAGAAATCAGAACAATATGCTATGTTACAACTCCCAAAAGAGGTTCATACTGCATTAAAAGAGTATTGTGATGAGAGAGGTTACAAAATGAGTAGGTTCGTATCTAATCTAATTAAAGAAAAAATACGAACCACTTCAAAAGTTAGAAATATACTACCGGCGGAAAGAGTTAAAACTTAACAGAACTAAATCCGTTATCTTTCTTAATTTCTAAAAGAGTATCCACCACATCTCTCATAGAATCAATATGTGAAATTACAATCACAAATTCAAATTGAGTTTTTAGATAAGCAAAAGCCATAAATAGTGATTGTAAATTCTCACTATCCAATGTACCGAATCCCTCATCAATTACTAAGAAGTTTGGACGTGGTAGGTTACAAATATTGATTAATGCAACCCTTATAGCCAATCCACTAATAAACTTCTCCATACCACTACACATCTCCAAAGGCCACTTCCTACTATCTCCATAATTGATATAAGCATTTACATTCTTACCATCCATTTGTAAGTTCATACTGAACTCTACTATTTGACCTAAAATGTTATTAATCTCACCTTCAATAGATGGGAGTGTTTTAGAAATCAACTCATAAGAAATACCATCTCTTTTTACCGCATCTAAATAGTATTCGTATAATTTATTGGTTTCCTCTAATTCTTTAATCTTAGCGATATTATCTTCAATCGTTGTCTTCTCCTGTCTAGCTTTTGAAATAGTAGTATTGATATCTAATATTTCATCTCCCTTTCTTTTCAACTCTTTCTTAATACCCTCTACTATTTGTTTAGTATCAGCAATATTCTTACGAAGTTGTTTATTTGTTTCAATTTGCTCTTTATTCTTATGATACTCCTCAATGTTAGCAGTTGATAGTTTAATACCATCTTCACAATCCCTAATATCCAATTTAGTTTTAGATATTTGTTCTTTAATTCTACTAACTAATGTTTTGGAATCATTTATTTCTTTATTTTTCGTTTGGTATGATTTATATGCTTCTTCTATACCATCCAATATTTGTAATGTTTGGAGAATACCACTTACATCATTCATTGCCTCTTCTACAATTAATTCTAATTGAGGTAATGAATTCTTAGCATTCATTGCATCTTTTACGAATGCATTATCACAACAAAATTCACAATTAGGATCATATTTGTGATTTTCTAAATGTTGAATTTTTTCATTTGCACTATTCAAATAAATTTTAGCATTTGAGTGAACCTTCTCAGCTTCTATCAAATCGGATTTCTTAGATTTATAATCCGAATAAGCGGTTTCAATATCTATAACGTCGTCTCCAATAGTAAATTTAGATAAAATCTTTTCTTGTTCTATCAATTCTAATACTATACCTTCCGCTTGAGTAAGTTGGGTTTCCATCTTTTCCAACTTAGTGGTATGAGATGCCAACGATGAAGTGAATAAGTTTAATTTTTTAGTTTCTTCATCTAAATCTAATGTAAGAGTTGTTTGTATAATTTGAGATTCTAAATTAGATAATTTTTTTTCTATTTCAGTTTTATCAGATTCTAAATCTTCTTTCTCTTCAACTAATAAATCGAATTTATTTTCTCCTTGTGATATAGTACTTTCTAATTCTGCTAATCTTTGTGAAAAATCATCTTTCTTAAAGTTCTTTAATAATATGGATGCCTCTTTGTTATCTTCGTTTACTACATCAAATAACTTATCAAATACATTTACACCAATATATTGAGCAAGAATATCTTTTCTTTCTGATTGCGATTTATCAATGAATAATGCATTATTACCCTGCAATGATAAAGACGTCATTACAAAGTCTTCATAAGTACCTAAGTATTTGCGAATGATATCATTTGTATCTCTTCTCTCCTCACCATTTAAAGATTCTTCTACACCATCCACTATTCTATAAAAGTTTACATTTACCTTTACATTACCACCCTTTGTAGTATGAGCTTCTCTTTCAATAAAATAATCCACTGCATCAATTTCAAAATTGAATTTACAACTGAATGTATCTTTTTGATTATTCATAATGTGAGTAGCCTTAAATGCTCTACTACACTTATCAAAAATGCAAAATGAAAGTGAATCAAATAGAGATGATTTACCCTGAGTGTTTGGTGCGAATAATCCTATGATACCCCTTGCGTTTTCAAAATTTATTTTATTACCTTCACCATAAGAAAACATATTACTGAATTCAAATGATTTGGGAATCCAAAGGATATTATCGGTATCCTCATGTGTAATTTTAAGATTTACCTTATTGTTTATTTCAACAATCTTATCCAATGTTTGATCATCTAATAAAAACTGCCTTTCCAAATATTCTCTAATCAATCCATTCTGAACATTTGGGTCTTTAACATTACCCGCTAAGTTTCTAGCGTTTCGGTTCTTTGATTTAAGTGAATTAAGAGTATCCTGTTTGGTAATTGTAATTTCGTTTACCTTAAACATTTGTTGTAATTCAGCTGATACTAATTTAATATCACTTACTTCAGTATCAGAGAAACGAACTCTTAATCTAGGTTGTTTAGGTAATTTAGTTCCAATTTCATCTTTAACCCATTGTGGAATCACTCCATTTACAACATCAATAGTTAGATATCCATAATCATTATGAATGTTAAATTCTTCAAATGTTTCGGTTTCTACATTCCAAAGAAGATAACCATGATTCTCTAAGTATTCTCCGTGATTTTGTTGGACAGTTGAACCGGCATAAACTACTATCGGTTTCCCATTTGCTTTATCTCTTTGTTGAACAACTTGTCTTTTGTGAATATCTCCCATTAACACCATATCAAACCCATCAAACATATCGGGTGTGAAATTGTGAGAAGATACCACATAACCAATATCAGTTTTTGCCGCATCAACAGGCCCGTGAAAGAAACAAATTTTCTTATTACCATTTACATCTTTACCTTTAGGCCAATTTTCTTTTTTATCTAAAATTGAGTAAACAGTAAAAGTTATATCATCGGTGATTTGATATACACCGGTATCTCTTAAATAAACTAAATTTGGAAGTGAAAGATTATCACATATAGGAGTAAGAACATCTAAACGGTCTTTATTGTTTAGGTTACAATCGTGATTTCCTGTGATAACAAATGTAGGTCTCCTTTTTGCACACTCAGTAAAAAACCAAGTGATTTCTCTAACTAATTCTGGAGACATTTCAGTTTTAGCGTGAGCAATATCACCCGCTAAGTAGATTATGGAATCCTCTAAATTTTGAGAATCCACATCGGATAAAAATTTATTTAATACTTCTCTATACTCCTTATGCCTTTTTAGATTACGAATATGCAAATCGGCTAAGTGATAGATGTATTTAACATTATCTAACTTGATCATAGTATATTTCTTAGTGTAAAGATACGAAAAAAATGGGATATATCCAAATTATTTTTCTAATTTTTTAGCTTCGAAATATTCTTTTAATTTAACTTCTAAATAATCCATTGATTCCGAAGGGCCTTCATATCCCATATATTTTGCATATATCCTTAATTTGTCGGGATCTTGTTCTAATTGCCTTTTTAAATCTTCTAATGATGGAAGGTGTGCTGTTATGTATGTCATAATAAATCGTTTGGATTATTTCGGTAAATTCGGTAACTATCATCATCGAAGTGTTGAGTTGATACTTCAAATACTATCGATTCAGGCTCTAATGCGATTAGTTGATGAGGCTTACCTCTATCTATATAAACACACTCTCCAACATTAAGAATTTCTTTATGTAGTTTTGCTTCATCAGTATCAATCCAATGAAATTCAAATGCTCCTTTCTGAACATACCACGTTTCATTTTTAATCATGTGATAATGCATTGAGAATCGATTTCCTTCATTGGGAAAAACTAACAATTTACCACAATACTGCTCATCATTATGAATCCATAATTCATATCCCCAATTTTTATTTACTTTGATTGGTTTAAATGCCATTCCTTTTTATTTTTATTGTTATACCGGCCTTACCCGCTGAAATATCATAGGTATTATATCGATTATCGTTTATAAAACCATAATTCTTAAATCTAAATATAATTACTTGTTTTCCTTCAAACACCGCATAGATTGCATTATCAGCATAATCAATAGATGGTTGGGATATAAACCCCATTCTCCAACTATCTCTAAACTCCTCTTCTAATTCATCGGGTGTTATATGAATTAACATATCAATTACTTAAGGGTGCTTTTATCGTTGGATGTGATATATAATTTTCTAAAATAATATCATCTGGCATAAATGATTCCATTCCACCTCTTACATGAACTGTTGGTAACTGATAAGGAGTTCTACTAATTTGTTCTTTAGCCTGTTCAATATGGTTTAAATATAAATGAGTATCACCTAAATTACCGATCAATTCATCGGGTATCATTTGTACTTCATCTGCAATCATTTCTAATAATAATCCATAAGAAGCAATATTAAATGGTAATCCTAAAAATGTATCCACACTTCTTTGATTCCACATTAAAGATATTGTATGATACTTACCGGGATTTACTATTTTCTCATCTCGTGTAGATGGTCTTGTATAAACTTGAAATCCATAATGACAAGGCGGTAAAACCATTTCGTTTAACTCACCTACATTCCAAGCATTTACCATCAATCTTCTACTATCAGGATTTGTTTTAAGTTCGTTGATTAAGTTTTGGATTTGGTTTATCCCATTCCAATCTCTCCATTGTTTACCATAAATTGGCCCCAATTCACCCCATATCTTAGCGAATTCATCATCGGTTTTTATTCTTTCAATAAAATCTTTCATTGGTAGGGGTTCATCTAAATCCCAATTCCAAACTCTTTCATATCGTTTGTATGCATCTCCATCCCAAATATGACACCCATTATCAACTAAATATTTGATGTTAGTATCACCTCTTAAAAACCATAGGAGTTCTGTCACCATAGTTTTCCATGCCATCTTCTTTGTAGTAAGCAAAGGAAACCCTTCGCTCATTTTGTGGCGAATCTGTCTACCAAATACTGATATAGTTCCAGTTCCAGTTCTATCACCTTTCTGAATACCATTATCTAAAATATCTTGTAGTAAATTTTGATATGATTTATCTATGTTATTCATCTTTATTCATTTTTAACCTTTCTTTATTTTCTCTATCCAAATTTCTACTATATCTTTCTCTCATTCCAATTATACGATGAAAATCTTTATATGCAGCCGGATGATAATCTTTTAAATAAGATAATCCAATTTCATATTCACTAATAATATCTTCGTATCTATTTTCCTTAGTATCAAACCCATCGTCTTGAAATTTCAATTCAGTTTGTAGAGAATCAATTACATCTTGTAAAGAATCAATTTGTTCCAATTTAACTAAATAACTTTTTTCAGCGGTTGTTATATTTTCTTTATTGTGGTTCATGCTTAAAGCAATTGCAATAATTCCTATGATTAGAATTGTACCCAATGCAAATTTATACGATGTATTAGTATCCATTTTATAATGATAGTTTAAGTTTTATTAAATCTTCAAATGATGAAGTTGTATTTGTTTCTATTTGTTTTGTTACTTCGGTAAATCCCATTTCCGAAGGGTCTTTCCCATTCAGAGTTATTATTTTACAATCAATTCCATTATTAGTTAGATATTGATAATGCTTAACAGCATCTCCCATAGCATCTTTATCCAATACAATATTAACTGATGGTTTTTTTGTTAGAATCTTATCACTTAAAACTTTGGGAAGAGTTTTACCAAAAATAGGCACTGCATTTCTTTTAATTGCAATTGCATCAAATGCCCCTTCACAAAGTGTTATAGGCATATCCCAATTTATAGTTGAATCAAATCCAATTATATTTTTTGATACAGGAGGATTCTTATACTTCATATTTTCATTGGGATAGATACTTCTAGCTATAAAGAAATTTAATCTGCTATCTGAATCATAAGATGGTATAATAACCCTACCTTTGTATAACCCACTATCGCAATAACCTATTCGGTGTTTAAGAATATCATTATCACTTATACCCCTTTTTCTAAGATAGTTATATGCAACTTTATATTCTATAATGTGCTGGTTATCTAAAATGGTTTTATATTCAGAAGGTAATTTTAGTTCAATTTGTTCTTCATCTCTTACATCTCCACCAATATTTGCTTCATTGTAAATAGTATTAACCTTTACTATTACTTCTCTATCGACTTGCAATTTACGAAGAAGAGTGTATATTTTTTTACCTTTGGAATCACATACCCAACATCTCCATTTTTGAGATTCTAAATTGACTTGCAGTTTAGGTTTGTGGTGTGAGCAAAAGGGGCAATAATATTGAATCTCATCTTTGCCCAAATTTCTTCCACCTCCTAAAACATCATCAATTTTATTCTTTACAAATTGTTTATCAATTTCAGAAATCATATCTTTCTTTAAGAAGCTTTAAATACCAAAATATCCCATTTTGGTTAAAATGTTTATCTAATTTAGAAAAAAAATATGAATAATCAAAATTTTTCTTTAAGAAAGTTTCCAAACTATGATATTCTCCGAATCTAATGTGTAACCCGGCCTCAAATTTATTAAGAATCACATCATAATCATTTGTATAATAAAAAAATTCAACATTAATATCATTCGATTTACCTAATAAAATTAAAAGTTCTAATTCAGTTTGCCAATCTTTAATTAGTTTTCTATGATTATTTTCTACAATTAGGGTTTGATATGGGACAAATAAATTTTTAAAAGCAAAATCTTTTTCTATTGATGTGTATGGATACAAAGTTGAATACATATCCTTTTCAAAGATATCTAAATCCGAAAATAGAAGATGGTCGTATGAATATGAAAGATTTGCTGGATTTGTAATTGAATGTTTTAACTTATCACTACTGATAACCAACATACGGTTTGGCACGGTCAATTGAATAAGAATATTACAATTTCTTGCACCCTCTTTTATTAATTTTATTAATTTTAACTTTGCTAATTTTATAATATGCTCATTTGAAATTGAATAATGAGCATTAACTTCCAAATATTTTTGGTTATATTCTTTCAGGGTTGTATCTATCATTGAAAAAGAATCGCCAAATAGATAAAGTTTTTTCATCTATACTATTTTGTAAGCTGAAGATATTTCTTATATAGTTGGTTAGCTAACCATTTATGTGAATCTAAACAAGGATGATCATCATTTACTCCAATATTTTGCTTAAGGGTTAGATAACAATCTTTGTTCATAGCATCCCAACTTCTATATTCGTGTCCATTAAAAATAATTGGCATATAAAATTCGTTTGTCTTTATAGTACTCTCCACTAAATGATATGAATAGAAATCTTCTAATCCCATAAAAAATACACACTTACACCCCATAGATTCCAATACTCTAAAATTTTCAATTAATCTACCGAATACTACAAAGAATACATCTGCCACTGTTTGATTTATACTTGTTCTTCGCATTGGGTCATCTAATAAGTTAAGACTTTCAACAACCTCTTTTTTCTTTTCAGCACCTAGCCACTTCACCCCATCATCTCCTATATCATATCCATGCGGATTATGTGTGAATTCTAATATATCCCTTATTATATTTGTAAACTGAAACACGCAATATTTTGGAACATAATTAGTTTCTATTTTTAAGTAATTGATTAAAAGTTCGAGTCTTTCAATATTTCTATAATTGTTCCCACCATTCTCACTTTTACCTAATAAATTTAAGTTTAAAAAATTCTTTAAAATGCCAGAATATCTATTTTTTTCTCGGTAAGCAATCAATTCCTCCAAAGAAATCATTATTAAACTCGATGGATAGTATGTTACCTTATTTCTATATAATTCAAAGGTTTTAGGATAATTTTCCTTCCAATAATGAAACTCTAATCCCTCTCCATAGGTAAAAGAACAACCAAAATTCAATAATAAGTTTGTCATTTAGATGGTATATCTTTTCTAAAAAATTTTCCTAAAATATTATCATTGAAATACAAATCCGAATTTTCTAATACTTCTAATGAAAATAAGTACTTTGTTTCTAAGTATGTAAGATGCTTTGGAGAATATGCAAATTGAAGAATTGTTCTCTCAAATTCTTCCTGTTTCCCTTCTTTAATAAGCTGTTTAATTTCAGAGTGAGAACCATAGTATGTTTTCCAATCACTCTCCTTTTGAACTTTCTTTTTTTTACTCGCTCTTTTATCAGTAAGCTCTGATATCTCCCTTTTGCCCAATGCTTTTGTGGTTATTGATATAAGTTGTTTCCTACCAACATATCGTTTCCCAGATGGGAGATATACTACCTCATATACAAACCCAAATGCTCCCTCAGGAATCTGAGATATATCAGAGATTATACTTTCTTTGTATTTCCACATAACGTAACCGTATCGATTATTATCGTTTTATTGTATCAGTATATTTTGTTAAGTCAGCCTGTCCCTTTCTTGCTGCTGATAACACTCTTTCTTCTAAATTATAGTCTGTATTACCTATTAATGCTTTTGAAGTAAATCCCTTTACTGCGATTGCTCCTCCAACCTTAGTTTTAATAAAATCAACTTTTTGGTTTGGTGCATTCTTTTCAGCAAGTTTTGAATCTTTGTACAAGTCTATTAGTTGTGCCATTTTGTCTTTGTTTTATATAAATATTAAGTATCGAAACGAATAACGAAATTGATTGGATAATCCGGAGTTGATTTAGGTTTAGATGGTATTTTTGCCACCGCAACCATATCATAATTTTCATCATATAAACCTATTGTTGTAACATAAGGTGCTAAATATGAACCAGTTGGGTCTATTGATGAGCTGTATTCATATTCATCAAACCCTATCTTAGTAGTACCATCAAAATCAGATACTAATCTAAAATCTAAATTATATTCATTAGTAGGAGAAGTTACACTTCCTGGTGTAAATGGAATGTATTTTCTTACATAAACATCTCCGTTATAAAATTTAGTTGCAGATGGATTAGTTGAGTAGTTAAATTCATTTGGATTTATTTCCAAAAATACTTCATTTTCATAGATAGTTTTAGTAGATTGGAATCTCATATCCCAATTATCATCATCGCCAAAATTATAGTTTTCACCCTCTTCTAATGTGTCTCTATATCTTTCAACCCCATAAGTAAGTATGATTATACCATTTGAGTAAAATATATTACCTATTGTACTCGCTCCATTGTATCTACTTAATTCTAATGGAAAATTAAATGTACCTACGGCATATAAATTATTACTCTGAATATCGTAACTAAATATTTCAGTTGATGCATTTGGACTTCCATTATAACTTACTACAAAACTTCCTGGTGTATTACTTTCTTCATCACCTGCATTAAAGGATATTAAATCCATTGTATAGGATATACCATCATTCATTAAAAAAGTAATGGTATCATTTTCAATATCAATTGCAGTTACTTCAACAAAATTCTTACCATCGAATACTAAATTACCCTTACCATCATCTGTAATTAAATCATTCGTGGTATAGTTTTGTATTCTTAATGAATTAGGCTTTATACCTTCCCCAACATACCTCTGAGGAATACTCCACATTAAAAATCTATCTCCCAAAACCCTCTCTGTGTATGAAGCATAATTATCCATCACACCATAAACCTTTGTAACATCGGTAAATTTACCCTCAAATATTACACCCGTATCATTTACATAATAATTGTTTTGGTCTAAAAATTGCTGAAATTCATTTATATACTTTCTTTCGGATTGAGAATAATAATTCGAATATGATGATGTTACAGGTGTTGCTAAATTAGAAGATAGATTTATCTCATATCTTTTTATTTGATTAGCATTATGCTTTCTAGCATTCCAATTTGTAACAACTCCTACTTGTTTTGCAGAATTTGAATAAAAAAGTTGTTTTACTCCCTTATATAAAGAGTATTCTTTAAACCCCCCTACTTCTCTATTTTCATTATTTTCAAAAGATCCCGATAGATGTTCAACCGCACGAATAGGAACAGTCGTATGATCTAAAGTCCAGTTTTTATAGACTTTAAATGGTCTAATTGTAATATCTGATTTTTGGATGGATTTAAACATATCACCTATAAATATACAATAATAAAAAACCCGCCGAAGCGGGTTATTTAAAATTAAGGTTTAAAAATTAAATTTAAAAATCAAGTTTTACCTTAATTAATACCTCCTTATCGAAGGATTTTGCTATTGGTTGTGAAGTTTTAGCCACAGCCATAAGTTCATTAGCATCGTTGAATAAACCAACTGATGTTATATATGTTTTCGGATCAGATTCAAATGAAGGTTCTCTAAATGTACCATCTGAACCACTTACAAATGTAGGATTATTAGAGAAGTTAAATTCTCTATTTGTTGCTCTTACAAAGAAGTGTTGAGTTGATACGTTTTCAGTTCTTCTCATTTCAAAATCACCACCACCTTTAATTGCATTGAATAATTTATTATGATTATACGTTTCAACAGAAGGTGCAGATGCTGTCGATGGTAATAATATATCACCGGCTGCAGCTGCAATTGCAGTTGGGTTCAGCAAAATAATACCCAATTTCGGATAAAATTTACCAAATCCCTGTGCATTTGATGCGGTATATGTATTGATAGTTGCACTCGCTTCAGTTCCCAAATTAGTTGAACCGGAAACTATATTAAATACAGTTCCTGCCTTACCTTCTTTATCAGAAAATTTCTTACCACTATCATCAATTAATGTAATTGTTCTTGTCGAACCGGAAATTGAAAGTGTTAAGTTTCCAGCATCAGCTTGTTGTCTATATCTTGCTCTTGCTAAATTAATAACATAAGCGTGGTCTATTGAATATCCATCTTCAATTGATGATGAATATACTGTAAAGAATTCATCTGCTTCACCCTCAAAGTTATCATTTAATAGTATTCTATACTGAGAATAAATAGCTTTTGTTGGTAATAAAGCGGAATCCGATGTGGTTAATTGTACTGAACCACTACCATATTTATGCCCATAAGCAATAGCGAACTCAACTGGTGCAGATGAACCGGTGTTAGAACCAGTCAAATAAACATTAATATAATACTTAGATGCATCTGAACCGCTATGACCTGCAATTGTTGAAGTAGATCCAGTTGCTATTGTTGAATCTAAGCTACCACTTCCATTACTCCATAAACCTTCAGTTACAACTTCAATTTTATTTGAAATTTTATCAAATTCACCAAACTTCTTAAATATTCCTTGAGATAATACACCACCACTCGCTACACCTAATCTTTCATTAGGAGGTAATGCGTTGTTGATTATGTTTGCAATCGCAGTTGCATCAATAACCCCCGCATTATCAATAAGATATTGGGATAATTGTTGTGTTACTGCTGCTCCTTGTGCTCCTGTAATTTGTG